TCTGGTCGTGCGACTGTAGGAACAAACCTGACCGTATCAGGTAATACAACGTTTGGTGGTGCTAACAAAACTTCTAATACGACTGGTTGGTTTGGCGTTACTGGTCGTCAGTCGATTTCAACTAATCTGTTTGTTGGTGGTAACACTTCTGTAATCGGAAGAATGGGTGTAGGTACTTCTACACCAGTTTCTTACGGTAAACTTGCAGTCATCACACAAAATGCAGATGCAACAGATATTTTCTATGCTCAGCGTGCAAGTTCTGGTACATTCAGAGTAAGATCACCTGTTGCTGGCACGATTACTTTTGGTTCTCCTTTTGCTGACGCAATCAATATTGATACAGCCAATACAGCTCGTATTACTGTTGGTACAACAGGTCTTGTTACTGCAACACAATCTGTTGCAGTAACACAAAATCTAACAGTTTCTGGTAACACTACACTCAACGGCACAACCACAGACAAGTCAAACGCTCTCAATCAGACTCTGACAGATGCAGCCACAATTACTTGGGACACATCGCTTGGTCGTGTTGCTACAGTAACTCTTGGTGCTTCTCGCACGATTGCTGCTCCAACCAATCAGAAAGTTGGCACATATATCCTTCGTGTTATTCAGGGTGGTTCGGGAAGCTATACGCTCACATGGAACGGTAACTTCAAGTGGACCGCTCAAACTGCTCCCGTTCTTTCAACAGCAGTTGGTGCAGTAGATATCATTACGCTATTCTCTGATGGTTCCAAGATGTATGGTTCTTATCTCCCAGACGTAAGGTAAGCGATGTTTTTAGCATTTCTACCAAGACCCACAAAAGTTGTTACGATCAGCAATGCTGCATCTAACTATAATCTTTATACAGCTGCGGGAAGCCCAACTTATCCGTTGAACATTCTTGCGTTTATCAACGCTTCTGTAACTTCTAACTCTCCATCGACTCCTGCGTTTGACGTTGGTTCGTTTAGAGCCGGAACGTTTGCGTTTGTTAAGAATAACAATACGATCACTGGGAGTATCGGAAACGCTGGCAATCCTGGAAGCGCAGGAACAACTGGTGCTGCTGGTAACACAGGCACGACTGGTAATCCAGGAACCGCAGGAAATCCAGGAGCTACTGGAAATCCAGGAACTGCTGGTAATCCAGGAAATACAGGAGCGCCAGGCACTCCAGGAAATACAGGCACTCCTGGAAATCCAGGCGCAGCGGGTAACACGGGTAGCACTGGTTCAGCTGGTAACACAGGCGCTGGTGGTGGCGGTGGTAATGGAGCAAATGCTACTCCAGGCAATCCAGGCGGCGGTGGTTCTCCAGGCAATGCTGGTGGAACCGGCGGCACAGGAAATAACGGATCGCCTGGAAACACAGGTGGTACAGGAAATAATGGTGGCGTCGGTGGAACTGGTGGTCCAGGAAATAACGGCGGAACTGGTGGAACTGGCGGCACTGGCAATAATGGTAACGCTGGTGGTATCGGCGGCACAGGTAACAACGGCACTATCGGTAATCCTGGCGGATCTGGGGGTCCAGGAAATAATGGTGGGTCTGCATTTAATGTTCCATCAGTTTCTGGTCTGATTACTGTTGTGGATAATACATCAGGAACATTCACTGGCGGAACTGGCGGTCCAGGCGGCGTTGGCGGATCTGGCGGTCCAGGCGGCGCTGGAGGTCCAGGCGGAACTGGCGGTCCTGGCGGAGCAGCAGGTCCAGGCGGTCCAGGCGGTCCTGGCGGAAGTGCTGGTCCTCGCGGTCCAGGAGGTCCTGGCGGCGCAGCTGGTCCTGGCGGTCCAGGCGGTCCTGGCGGAGCAGCTGGTCCAGGCGGCGCTGGCGGTCCAGGCGGATCTGGCGGTGGTGGCGGCGGCGGCGGTTCTGGTGGATACACCAACGGTAAAGGAACTGTGTATAATACAGGAGCCGCTGGTGGTGGTGGTGCCGGTGTGCCTGGCGGCGCTGGTGGAACTTCTTTCGGCAATATTACATCAAATGCTTCTGCTGGTACTTCTAATGCTGGTGGTAGTGGTGGTTCTGTAAACGGTGTTAGTGTCGGTGGTAATGGTGGTAATCTAGGCGCCGCCGGCAACGCTGGTTCATTTAATAATAATTTCAACAATGGCGCTGGTGGCGGTGGTGGCGCTACTGGTGGAACTGGTCCAACAGGACCTGCAGGAACTGCAGGTGGGACTGGTCCAACTGGTGCAGCAGGAAACGCTGGTGCTACAGGACCTTTGGGCGCTTTAGGAAATCCTGGAGCAACTGGTCCAACGGGATCTCCTGGAAATGCCGGAGCAACGGGACCAACGGGATCTCCTGGAAATCCTGGAGCAACTGGTCCAACGGGACCAACTGGACCAGCGGGTTCACAAGGTAACGCTGTGACAGGCAACGCAAATATCACTAAGTATGTTGCAACAGGAACTAGAAACGGACCGATAGCTTAAGGAATAACTATGAACATCCATTATAAAATCGTAGAAGTTTGGCCAAACGATCATCTAATCGTCGCAAGATTTTGGACTGATTTGTTATCCGAAGAATTTTTGGCTAGCGATTCGAACCGAAATGAAGATGGAACGCCAGTAAGATGTCGCACCGACGTTTCTCTGACGCTCCCTATTCCTGCTCCAACAGGAGAAGCATTAGAAAAGTTGATTCTAATGAATGCACCAACTGCTTGGTTGCAAACGCTCGAGAACGTCCAGAATCCAAACGTCAATACGGATATGTCTGCTATCGAAAACCTTGTTGGCGTTGTATCATCTAAAAGTGCTGATGAAATTAAAAAGATCGTCAATCCAAATCAAGCGCAGCAGCTATCTGATGCGGAGATCTCTTCGCTGATTGCAAAAATCGCAGAAAGATAAATGAATCTCTTTTATTATGATGATGAAAAGAACGTTTATCATACACAACTTGATGCGGTAGCTTCTAACAAACAGTGTTGGTTCTATTTTAATGACAAAGAGATGGCTTCTATCCCTTGGAAGATAGAGCCATCTCAAACATTAGATCAACTATATAAAGCCCGTGCAGAGTATATTCGTGACACACATAAGTATGTCATTTTGTGCTACTCCGGTGGACACGATTCTACTAATATCCTAGAAACGTTCTATTACAATAACATTCACATCGATGAGATCCTTGTGATCGGAGCACTGTCACAAGATTCATTCAAAGGTAGTGACGAAAACCACAATGGTGAATTGTATAAGAATGTATTTCCTACACTCAATAAACTGAACTTGCCTAACACTAAAATCACCGTTATTGATTACACAAAACAGTTTAATGATCCTAAAAACTTTACTCTGATTCAACAATACGGTAACGAGTGGACCAAATACATTGGCGGGTTTCGTAGCGTGCATAACCTCTTTTGGAATGACCTTAAGAAGTTCACTGGTCATGAAAACTCAAAAGATACCGTATACATCATGGGAAGTGATAAAGTGTATCTTTCGTATGAACCAGATCAACCTTCATACATAAGATTTAATGATTTATCATTTCATGATTATGGGTTTAACTACGGTGATGAAAACTTTAAGCGTGTGAACTTTTATACCGATATACATCCTACAGCTATAGATATCACCCGTAAACAAGCGCATATCGTTAATAAGTTCAAAAAGTTGAATCTCGATACTAATAGACCATGGATGGATGTTCTCAATTCTCTTCTCTATGATCTACGTCATCCATTAGTATACGCTTCCCCCAAATCAATTTACACTTCGATTAGTGCAAGAGATATGTTCATGCTCAACTCACAGAACTCTGATATGTATAAGATGTTTTTAGAAGGTATTGGCACCATAACTAAATATGGATCAGCCAAAGAAAAGTATAATTTCTGGACAAAACCGTATTACATCGAATGACATATGTTCTTGTATTTCTACTCTGGACGTTTACCATCTACTGGACGCACAGGCTCGCGCATGTGTGGTCGTTCATGCGCAAGTATCACGCAGATCACCATAAGCAAGTAACTCAACAGACGATTGCGGGGTTGAACTGGAAGAACGCTTTCCTATGGTTTGACAACTGGAAAAGCACAGTAGATCAGTGGTTGACCGAGGTTATCCCTACGTTCATTATTTCAGCTGTTACTGGTCACTGGTGGTTGTTTGCGTTCTACTATATTTGGGCTGCGTTCATTCAAGAAGCTATCGAACACAACAGCAAGATCAATCTGTATCCTTTCCTTACTAGCGGCAAATGGCACCTGATCCATCATGAAGATCCTACAAAGAACTATGGTGTGTTTCTTCCGATTTGGGATTTAGCTTTTGGAACAAAGAAGAAGTTGAATGGCAACTAAGAATAACTGGCTCAAGACGAACATCGCAGAACGGTTGACTAATCCTGCTGCGAGTTTTAGAGTCTGGCATGACGTAGAGCTGGTTAAAGAATATGACTGGGACACTGCGTTATTTGATACAGTCACCGATTTCTCTTGGATTAGCAAGAAGCTATACATTCCATTAAGCGGCGGTATGGACTCAGAGTTCGTATTCGAATCGCTCAAACATCTCTATCCAACACCAATCATCGTGGATACTCCAGGAAACAAGATCGAGTCTGCTTATGCGTTTCACTACTGTCGCAATAACGACTTGAAACCAGTAGTGATTGAAAAAACTGAAAATCAGATGCTCAACATATTCTATGAAGACATCTTTGTAAAACTAAACGGATATGGTTTCAACTCTGTTGCTGCTCTAATCGCTGGTAGATACGCAGAAGATCAAGGCGGAGTCGCCGTTATCGGTGAACATGGCTACGAAGATATCAATGAATGGGATTTTTATAACGATGCGCTGATTCATGAAGAAAATAGCATTTACTTCTTCATGTGGACTCTTGACTTAGTTAAGGCTATGCGTAATGAATACGATGGCGGTGATCATCAAGAGTTTAAGCACAGATTATATAAAATCCCATTCAGACCTAAGATGAAATATCACTACAGCAGACTTTATGATGTGGGTTTGAATATGATCATGTCAAAACGTAAGTGCAATCCAAACCCAAGGAGCATTATCAAATGGTAAGATTATTTGATAAGATCAAGAATCTTCTTGTCGGTCGAAATGATTTTGTTCATAATCTTAATCGTATCCTCGTGCTGCACGAACTCGACAGAGGATCCATCTAACTTACTCATCTCTGCGATCCACTCTGGGTCGGTAGGAATCTTGCGAGCTGCTTCAATAAACTGCTTAGCTCGCTCTGGTTTCATGTTAGGACCAGCATAATATGGTCGAGTAACATCCATCATGTCGTCAAACATATCCAATACTTTCAGATGATCTGGATCAGTCACGAACTCATTGAACAGCGGTGCGTTAGGAATTCTAGGATTGCGAGTTTTTGTTCCTACCTGAGCGATAGCCTGGACTTCATTCCCAGCCTGCAACCAATGTGGGTTTAGCATCACAGTTCCTTGAAGCGTGCCAAATCGTGCGTCGATCTCACCGTCTAGAATAGCTTTGTGTGTGCTCTTGTAGCCATACACGATCTTAGACTCTAGCTTGAGAACCTTTGTCATCATGAAGTTTACGATATTGTTTTCGCTAGTTCCCTGATCACCAAAGACAAACGGATTTCCTTTCTCACGCATCTGTTCGATCTTTGTCAGACCTCTACGATTCGAACCCCAGATTGCAAATACGCCATCTGGTCCGTCATTCGTAGCAAAGAGATACTGGAACTTCGTTACATCATACTTGACCTGTGGGTTTCCATTAAGCCCATGCAAGATTGAGTTACCATTCCACGAAGTCGTAATAATGGTGTTCTGTTGATCCGCGATATTATAAAGCCAATTGTTTACAACGATACCACCGGCTCCCTGCATAGAAGTCACATTGACTTTAGGATTACCTTCCATGTGTTTCGAAAGATACTTCGCAAGGATCATCGACTGATAGTGGGGAGTCCCTCCTGCAACGGCAGACGTTGCGATAGTAATTGGTTCTGATGCCAGGACTGGGGTCGACAACAATATTGATAATACAACAAACAACCTGATCATTGGGATCCTTATAAATATGGTTTAGAATGCTCGATAGAGGGAAATTAAAATGCCTACAAAGTCTTTAGTTCTGTTTTCTGGTGGATTAGACTCAACATATGTATTATACAAAATGTTGTCTGAAACCGATGATGAAATTACAGCTGTAACTTTCCAGAGAGATTATGATTCGGAACTGTATGTTGCGTATCCACCCATTAATTTCTTAAGACTTCCAAGTCTGATTGAAGAGCTCCGTAAGATTCGTAACTTCAATCACAGCATGATAACTGTGACTGAAGAAGAAATGAACCCAAACACGGATCATACATATACTTATTTCATCAGCTACGCGGCGCCATTTCTAAATGATGGCACTTATGACAGAATCGTTACTGGAAGAACGTCTGAACAGTGGGACAAGTTCGTAAAGGTTTCTGATGAAAAGATCATCAAAGGATCCCCAACTAATATCGCAGCAACTCGTTTATGGCGTAATATCGTAACTCGTGGTGAAGTTTGGAATCCTCTTCAACAGAATGTATGGCACGAAAACTTTAATAAATGGCACGCTTTCTACTATCTACCACAGAATCTGTATAGGCTCACCTTATCTTGTAATAGACCAATTGCTATTGATAACGGAACTTCGAATAAAGCTTGTGGTCAGTGCTATAAATGTCTATGGGACGAGAAAGTTGCTGATTTGATTTCGCAGGGTTACACTGCAGAAATGATTGACGTTTGGAGAAAAGATAGAGCGTATTATTATGGTTCACAGCAAGTAGACGCTCCTGTTTGGGCACCAATGCGAATTTGGCTTCCTATTGAAATGGGTAAAGGGAACCTCTATAGAGAAATCGACACTCTAGAAAAATGTCGTAATTTTGTTCGAAGAGGTCCTAGCTACTCACTCAAGAGGCGCTCAAATAAAGAGGGGACTATTTGGGATATGTCAGATATTTCCGACATTAATACTACTGATCTGATTTAAACGAACTTAGGACCAAGCACCCAAACGACAAGTGACTTACGGATTCCCTTGGTCACTGGTGTAACACGATGAATCATGAAGGACGGGAAAAGAACAACCCGTCCTTTATTCATTGGCACTGTGATAGCCATCTCTTCTTTACCGTCGTTAACTTGAAATTCTCCACCTTCAAAGTCATCGTTCAGCAAAAGCGTCAGTGACAGCTTGCGTGGTTCTGCGTCTTCTCCATACTTCTTACCGAAAGACATATCTGTATGCCAATCGTAGCGACCAGCTGGATCATATGTGGTATATTGAAACTGCGCATATCCGTTTAACTCGAAATTATAGAATTGCTCGTTAGCAGCTTGAATGATGAAGTTTAGCTTGTCGAAGATCCATGCGGTATCTTCGTTTCGATCGTGGAACTTGACGTTCGACACACGATGCTTCTCAATTTGCTCTGTGGTCTCGGCGCCAAACGTAACGCCTTGCTCTGTTCCAACCGCATCGCAGTATTTTACAATAGCATCTAGCTCTTCATCAGTGAAACCATTATCCCATGTTACATAGGGAAACGTGATTTGTGAGCGTTGCCATGGATTATTGTAAATTGTAGTATATGTCAAAACTGTCTCCAATTACTAACTGGTTGAACACCAAGTGGGCTTGCGGTTTTATCTTTGTAGGTGAGAAGGATATCTGCTGCAAGACAGATACGATTCTCGTTTAGTTCTTCAACAGTCGGATTACCTTTATCTTGACCGTTCGTATTTCCAATCGTGTCGTGCGGAAGTGTTGATGGAAATACTAACAACTGACCTTCGACTGGAGCGAACTGCCAACTATATGCGTTGAACCAATCCCAGCTATCCGTTGGATTATTCCACTTGATTGAGCCAGGATAGGGTTCGTGTCTACGTTCGTGGTTATGGAAGCGAATAGGTCTAACAAAACTATCCGGCACGTTTACATAATAAGTGAAAGAGATGTGTGCGTCCCCATGAGAATGATAAGGCGTTGTATCGTCTTTCTTGATGTTCATCCATGTCTTGACTAGATTGAACTCAAACTTATCGGTATCAATATGCAAGCGTTGCGCATATTGTCTAGCACAACCTATCGCATAGGTAAAGAACGGAGAGAACGATTCTTCGTGGTGGATATTGACATGACCCGTAAACTCGCTTGAGTAACCTTCTGGTGTCATATAGTCAAAGATCTTTTGGTAGAAGAGTTGCTTGAACTCGTCCTTCTTGTCGTAGTGAAACTCACATACGAGCGTGGGGAATAGTGCATGTTCAATCATTTCATGTCTCTGATTTGTTGAAAGATGTTCTCTGGAGCAGCAAAAGTATCATTTACAATACGTTCTGCTTCTCGCCAATCAATTAGTTTCACGTCGATATTAGCTTTCTTAGCTTCTGCTAGAAACTCTTGATCTTTCATAGCCTTAGCAAATGCTTCTCGTAGTGCCTTTACTTTATCAGCTGGGATGTTGGGTGGAGCAACGAAAGGGCGTAGCAAAACGAACTGCTTTTCATATACATTTAGCAGTTCTTTCTGATTGGTGTTTTCTGCGAGCGTAGGAACGTTTGGATAATCTTTGTGTCGAGCAGTTCCGTTACCGAATTGCAGGATTGGTTTGATTTCGCTTTCTGGTTTCAACCAATCTGGTTTAGCTGTCTTGATTCCAATCAAGCTATAAACTGCTGCGTCAATTTCCTTTCTCTCGAGCGCGAGACGAGCTGTTGACGAGTTAGCATATCCAGCCACAATTTTCATCTTGATTCCCATCAGATCGCGAATCAAAAGCGCAGGATCACCTGCTACGATATTCTCAGAACCAACGATTAGCTCTTGATATTCTTTCTTATTGGACCACAGCATAACTGCGTCTTCGCGTCCGTCAGCTGTCGAACCAAGCCAAGTAAACTTACGAGCATCATATTTGATCGACGATCCACCCATAGCACCCATGAGTGGGATATTCTTATAGAACGTTCCGACAGTATTGCCGTCGCGTGGAGCTAGTTCATACAGATAGTTCGCTGCGACAACGCTATATGCTCCAGGGACTTCCTGAAGCACCAAATTAGGTTTCTCAGGAAGATACTTAGCCATATATCGTGTGAAAATACGTGCGTTTATGCTATAACTGTCGCTGTTGGAAGGAACCACGACTTTGAGTTCCTGAGCGGACGCAGTCGCAGACAGCATCAGGAAGAGAACCAATGATCTAATCATACAACTATATATGCTCCCTGAATAAATAGGGTAAACGAAAGGGGCTGTTATGAATACAGAATTCTTCAAACTGGTGGCTGAAGTGGGTTTCCCTATTGCTTCATCTTTGGCTGGCGGATATTTCGTCTTTCTGACTCTAAAGTTTATTCTAGCAGGTGTTATGTCAAGTGTCAAGGGCATGAGTGGAATTATTACGGCTCTTGACAATCGCGTAAAGACCATGAATCATGACGTCATTCGTATCGATACGCTTGTGTCTAATGCTCTTGGCGTAAAGCCAGACGTAGATCGTATTGCAAGAGCTGATGGCAAAACTGACGCAAGGAGAGACTAATGGGTGGTATTGTCGATCTCATCAATAAATATGGTTTCCCTATCGTCGCTGCTGGTGGAATGGGATACCTCATCTTCTACGTCTGGAAGTGGGCTACTCAGGAAATCAAGCCAGTCCTTTCGGAAGCAAATACAGTTCTGATCGCACTGATCGACCGTATCCGTATGCTCGACAACGATCTGATTCGTCTAAATCAAAAGGTCAATGTTGTGCTCACATTGCGTGGGCAAGAAATCGAGGAGATGAAAGATGCGCTCACTAAAAGCGATAAGCCTGTCGATCCTCCTAAGCAGTAGCGCTGTTGCTTCTGAGCTGAACTTTCAATACAAGAGTCCGTCGTTCAGTGGTGTTGGTTACTCGGCTCACGTTCTGACGATTGAGAACTTAGAAGCCACTCGCCGTCAAAAGATTGCCGACGATAGAAAGGCTCAAGCTGCTGCGGATGCTGCAGCTGCAAAGAATACTAACCTTGCGAAGTTCCTGAACAATCTGGAGTCTCGCGTGTATGCTACGCTCTCACAGAAGATTGCGGAGCAGTTGTTTTCTGATAATGGTAATACAAGCGGTTCATTCGATATTGCAACTAATAATGTGGCGTGGTCATCAGATGGTTCTAATATCACGTTGAGAATTACAGACGCTGCTGGTAGCGTCACTGAAGTTATCGTTCCTTATGGGAGTTTAGCATGGTAAAGATGTTTGGTATGATTTTTGCTTCAATACTGTTGGCTGGTTGTTCGCCTAGTCAGGTAACTAAAGAAAGTATTGAAACGGCTGCTGAAGCCCCTGAAGTTATCACGACGAAGCGATTCAATGAGCTGGCGAATTTGCCTGGAGTAGATGGTCCAGTCATTCCGATTGCTGTATATCGTTTTCCTGATCTAACAGGACAGCGTAAGCCAGCAGCGAACTTCGCTAGTTTGAGTTCTGCTGTGACGCAGGGAGCAGAAGTGTTCCTAATCAAAGCACTACAAGATGCTGGTCGTGGTAATTGGTTTCAGGTTGTGGAACGTAGTGCGCTTGAGAATCTAGTTAAGGAACGTCAGCTGATTCGCAGTCAGCGTGAGCTTTACGAAAAGGATCAAGCAAAACCTTTGACGCCACTTACAGTTGCTGGTATCATGTTGGATGGTGGAGTTGTCGGATATGACACTAACATTGGAACTGGTGGTATTGGTGCTCGCTTCCTAGGAATTGGCGCTAATCAAGAATACAGAAAGGATGAAGTAACAGTTGTGCTTCGTTTGATCTCTATCAATACTGGTGAAGTTCTTTTGTCAACTGGATCATCTAAGACCGTATTGAGCACAGGTGCTGGAGCGAACGTATTTAAGTTTGTCGATGCTGGAACTAAGTCAGTCGAGTTTGAAGCTGGTAGCTCTGTGAATGAACCTACGACATACGCTGTAAGAATAGCTATTGAAGCAGCAGTTACTGATATGGTCAAGGAGGGAGCTAAGAAAAAGCTCTGGACTATTAAAAAGAGGTAAAAGGAATGAGACTCTCAAGTATGACTCTGTTGTCATTCTTGGTTATGTTTCAATATGCAAACGCCGCGGGAAATACTGTGTATGTAGACCAAATCGGTAGTGGTTCTACAATTTCTATGACCCAAACTGGCAATTCGAATGCGATAGGCAACCCTACCGATAAGGCTATAATCAACGGTCAGAATAACATTGTGACTATTGATCAGATTGGTAACAATAACGTCACTGCGCTTAACGTGCAGGGTGATGGCGTTAACGTGAACTCACTTGTAACGGGCGACAACAACACAGTAGGTATTGCTTGCGGAACTGGAGGATCTTGCTCTGGTTCTATCATCAACAATACGATTACTGGTGACGGAAACGTTGTAAATCAATCAGCTGATGGTCTTACGATTTCCAATGTTACAATTAACACTGATAACAATACTGTAAACATTCAGAATGACTCAACTGCTGTTGCTGGAGCTAAGAGCACTGTTCTTATCGCTGGCGGCGGTGGTAATGATGTCGCTATTAAACAGACTGGTGCTGCTGGCACAAACGGTCACGACGCTGATGTGAATATCTTAGGTGGAACTAACACAGTAGATATCAAACAAGGTGGCGGTTTTGACTCTAAGGTCATTTCTACAATTACTGGTTCTGGCAATACTCTTACCATTAAGTCCAACCACAACTAAGGCGGACATTGGTAAGGTTACTGAACAAACAGGACCAACTGAGATAAAAAGAGAAACGAACGTGATTCCCAGCGCACTGTCTAGTAGCGTTGAGATGAAGGATGTTATTACAACTGCTAACGGTAAAGCGGGAATCACGTTCCAAGACGATACTAGAGTTCAAATTACTGAGCATTCTAGATTAGTAATCGACAACTTCGTTTACGATGACAGTAAGAAAACTGGCAAGCTCGGAATGAAGATGGCATTAGGAACGATCAAGTATGCCTCAGGACAAATCGCGAAGAGCGATCCACAGCAAGTTGCTATCGAAACTCCGACTGCTACTATCGGAGTTCGCGGCACCGACTTTTCTGGGACAGTCGATGAGATTGGTCGTTCTACTATCATTCTTCTACCTTCTTGTCCTACTGGTTGGAAAAACATAGAGCGTGACTGCAAGACGGGATCGATCTCCGTAACGACGGACATGGGAACTGTTATTCTAACCAAACCGTTCGAGACTGTAAATGTTCAGACAACCATGAACGTGCCTAAGTCGAGTATCATGAACTTGAACTTGGATCAGATCAACAATCTAATCATCGTAACTCCGCCTAAACCACCAACTGTAGAAACTCATACTGAAAACAAAGGTTTTAACTATCTCGACGAAGATATGCTGAATAAAGATTTGCTGAAGTATGATGAACTTGATAAGAACTATCTGTCCGCATATAACAAGCTAGATCGTAACTTCCTTGATAGTGATTTCCTTATCAATCTATTGGATCTATCCAGCTCACAGATGTTGACGAACGAGCTTGCGGAGTTCAACGCTTTATTGCCTAAATACAATGCAGCAACGGGGCTCAAATACTTTGTTGAAGATGATTTCGTTACTTTGTATCGCGAATCGTTCAACGCTTATGCTCAGGTTACAGTTCCAATTAGCCAAAGCATGACAATGAAACTGACACAAGATGGTGTCGAAATTACACAGATGGTAAACAGTGCGGGAACTACGACTATCACCATCAAGCAGGGGAATTGATATGAAATCATTAGCAGCACTGCTACTATTGACTGTTTCTGCTAACGCACAGCAGGTCAATAACTCGACAGTCAACATTATAGGATCGACTCAAAATGTTATTATCACTCAGTCTGCTGCTGGGCATTCTGCTAATCTCCAATTGGATGGGAACGGGATCAGCGTCTCGGTCACGCAGTCAGGAAATACTCCGCAGTCTTTCAGCCTTAATGTTACTTGCGGTTTCAGCTGCCCTTCTTCTCCTTATATCATCAACCAATACTGATAGTGATCATGGAAACAATAGGAAAGTATCTTACAAGTACATGGGCAGCTGTTATCAGCGCTATTCTCCTGTTGACATTGTATGTAAGCAATCCAGGATTTATACAGACGCTACAGCTAAAGACTTTTGATTATCTAATCACTTCATTAGAACCAAAGAAGTCAGATGAAATTGTTCTGGTTGAGTTTGGCGAAAAGTCAGTTCAGGAATACGGTCAATGGCCATTCGACCGTCGAGACATCGCTGCGACTATTGAACGTTTGCGTAGCGCTGGTGCTGGAGCTATTGTCGTTCCTATTCTTTTTAGTGAAAAAGATAGAGCCGGTGGTGATGCCGATCTGGCAAAGTCTATCGCAGCAGGTGGAGTTGTTATATCGCAAACACCAACAGCTCAGCGAAAGACACCAGATGCTGTTCGCCGAGGGTTTGCTAGTATCGGTGATGATCCTAATTCATGGGTCTATTCTTGGAATGGGGCTATATCTCCTCTACGATCTTTTGCTGACGTTGCCGAAGGGGTTGGGGTTCTCGCTGCAACACCTGAGCGCGATGGGGTTGTTCGTCGCTTGCCTATGCTGGTTAGGATTGGGGATGCACTGTATCCTTCACTTGTATTGGAAACCCTACGAGCTGTGGCTGGAGATCCATCTTACCAAATCAAGACAGGACAAGCCGGAGTCGAAGCGGTCCGTATCCCGCAGTTCCCCGCAATCTCCACAGACGAGCGTGGTCGCATCTGGACAACATGGAACACTAGCTTCGAACGTGTCGAAGCGACTGAACTCGTTCCAGAAAAAGTAAAAGATAAGATTGTTGTGCTTGGTCTAACAATCGAAGGCGTCGGTGGTATTATCGCAACGCCTGTAGGTGAGAAGTGGGCGCACGAGATTCAAGCTAATGCGCTCCAGACTGTTATTGATGGGACTTCTATTAGCCGATTACCAGAGAGTAAACTGCTAGAGATAATCCTCCTAGTAATCCTGCTAGGCACATTGCTAATTCTAGTGCCTCGTATATCGGTCTTCTGGACTGTGCCTGTGTTGGTAACATTCCTGTTCTCCATTGCTGGTGGTTCTTATTATATGTTTGTGAATTACTTGCAGCTATGGGATCCTAGCTACATTATATTTAGTTGCGCCGCAATATTTTTCCATCTGACATACAATAATTTTGCTAGAGAAAATAGACTGAAGCTGCAAATCAAAAAGCAGTTTGGAACTTATCTTTCACCAGCACTTGTAGAAAAACTACAAAAGAATCCGGAGTTATTGCGCCTTGGAGGAGAAACCAGAGAACTTTCAATTATGTTTACTGATGTTAGGGGCTTCACTTCTATTAGTGAGCATTATGGATCTAATGTTCAAGGCCTTACTGAAATTATGAATCGCTATATGACAGCGATGACAAAGAAGATTCTTGATAACAATGGAACACTCGACAAATACATTGGTGACGCACAGATGGCATTCTGGAACGCACCACTCGACGATAGGGATCATGCTAAACATGCAGTCAAAACAGCTCTTGAAATGCTTGGCGACTTGGATCGCTTCAACGCTGAGATCGCTAACGAAGGTATTCCTGCTTTCGGTATGGGTCTTGGTATCAATACTGGTTCTGTTGTTGTCGGAAATATGGGTAGCTCTCAGCGTTTCGACTATACTTGCCTTGGTGATTCTGTTAACTTGGCCTCAAGACTAGAAGGACAGTCAAAACCATATCATGTAAAGATGATCATTGGTGAGCGAACAGCTGAATTGGTTCAAGATCAATACTCACTAGCAGAACTTGACTGTATTGCTGTTAAAGGTAAGACGAAAGGCGTTAAGATCTACACGATTGTAAACGGAACTGGTATCGACAGAACCTATCTTAAGACTCACGAAGATTTCATTAAGAACTATCGTCGTCAGGATTGGGATCAAGCCCTCAAGTATATCAAGGTTCTTCGCAACGCATTCAAAGGCGAGCTGAACGAATATTACGGAATGATGGAAGAGCGAATCGAGGAACTACGAAACGCTAACCTTCCAGCAGACTGGGATGGCGTATATCGTGCTACCTCAAAATAGTATAAATAGGCGGAATCACAGGAGTTCCGTTTATGGCTACTATCACATCCCGTCAACTGTTTAAGGAATACGTCCTACGCCGTCTCGGTGCTCCCGTAATCGACATCAACGTGGATGACGAGCAGGTCGAGGATCGTATCGACGATGCCCTACTCAAGTTCCGTGATTACCATTTCGATGGTATGCAGCATGTATATTACCCACACCAGCTGTCACAAACAGATATCAACAACCAGTATATTACGCTCCCAGAAGACTTCGTGGGCGTAACTCGCGTGTTCGATATCAACGATTCATACGGTGCTATGAATCTATTCAATATCCGCTATCAGCTTCACCTTAACGAACTGTTCAACATCTCCAGCGTATCGGTTACTCCATACGTTGTTGCGATGCGCCACATCGAGTTCCTTGAAGAAGTGTTCGTCGGTAAAAAACCAATCCGTTACAACCGCAATACCGATAAGCTCTATATTGATATGGCTTGGAAAGATGATGTTATGCCTAATCAGTTTATCATCATCGAAGGATATCGCGAAGTCAACGCAGAAGAAAATCCAGACGTATGGAACGATCCTTGGTTGAGAAAGTATACGACTGCTCTCGTCAAGTTGCAGTGGGGTGAAAACCTCAAGAAGTTCGAAGGTATGAATCTGCCGGGCGGCATCACGTTCAACGGTCAGAAGATTTGGGAAGAAGCAAACGAAGAGATCAACAAACTCGACGATGAAGTTATCTCAGGTTACAGCTTGCCTGTTACAGACATGATTGGATAACAATGGCAACGAACAAATACTTCCGTCCGTTCACGTATGGTCGCGAGCAGGATACTGCTGAAGACTTAGTTATTGAATCGATCAAGATCTATGGTCTTGACGTGAAGTATATGCCACGCACCATTATGGGACCAGATGCGCTTCTTGGTGAAGATCCGCTTTCAAAGTTCGAAGATGCTATTGATATCGAAATGTATATCAAGAATACGCAACAGTTCGAAGGTGAAGGTGATTTCTTATCTAAGTTCAATCTGGAAATCCGTGACCAGATCACATTCGTTATGGCTCGTAAGCGTTGGGAACAAGTAGCTAACGAAAAGGTTCTAACCGAAGTTGGTTATAACATCCAACTTGAAAACGCTAACACAAACGCATGGGCTAATAGTATTGCGTTGCGTCTTGAAAACGGTGGAACAGAAGGTTATCAGACAACTTCACCACGCCCGTTTGAAGGTGACTTTGTTTATTTTCCTCTGAACAAAAAGCTGTATGAAATCAAGTTTGTCGAACACGAAAACATTTTCTATCAGCATGGCAAACTATACACATATGAACTAACTTGTGAACTTGTAGATCGTATGGGTGCTATTGACCTCAACACAGGCAATACAGCTATCGATTCTATCGAGTCTCGATACAGTCAAGATATTCTTATCTACCAGATTCAGAACGAAGATGGCACAAACATCCTCAGCGAAGATGGTGGATATATGCTGCAGGAATATCGTATCGAGACGCAAAATGTTACAGCCAATAACGAAGTATTCTTCACTGGATCCATTGATTATCTGGATTTCAGTGAACGTAACCCATTCTCAGAAATTGATAGGTTCTAATGTTCGGATCACAGTTTTATCATCAGTCAATTCGTAGATATGTTATCATGTTTGGTAACATGTTCAACGATATTGTTGTTCGCCGACTAAACGCAAACAATGTTTCTATGCAATCTGTGGCTGTTCCACTTGCATATGGTCCTAAAGAAAAGTTCCTCGTTCGTATTACTCAAGATCCTAATCTTGACCAGCAGGTTGCTATCCAGCTCCCGCGCATGGGTTTTGAGATGACGACTCTTTCATACGCTGGTGATCGCCGTTTGGCTGGAACTTCGCGTAATGTAAAAGTGGTTGACGATAAGAACAAACTCGACTTCACTTATATGCCAGTTCCATATGATCTAAACTTCAATCTGTATGCTTATGTTCGTAACGCTGACGATGGCGCACAAATCATGGAACAGATCGTTCCTTACTTTGGACCAGAGTGGACCAATCAGGTTCGCTTGATTCCAGAAATGAATTTGGTTCAAGACGTCCCTACTATCCTAAATACAGTTTCGATTGAAGACACATATGAAGGTGATTTTAACAATCGCCGTGCTTTGATCTACACGTTTGATTTCACTGTAAAAGGATACTTCTACGGTCCAGTTCGTCGTCAGGGTATCATCAAGCGTGCGCAAATCGATTTTGGTATTGTTACTGGCAATACAACAAACAAAATCACAATAGAAGATATTGCTCGCACTGGTCGTAGCTCGCGTATCACAGTTCAGCCTGGATTGCTTGCTAATGGTAGCCCAACAACAAACAGCGCTGCGTCTATTCCATATACACAAATTGAAGCAACCGATGATTATGGATTTGCATCTAACACATTCTTCTTTACGGATGGTTATAAGTATAATCCTAAAACAAATTCAGATGAGCCAATAGGATGAGTAAAACAAACTTTGAGATCAGCGTAGAAAACGCACTAAACTTGCCAGCTTCTCCTCCAATGGTAGAGACGTTGCCACCGATAGAGGTAAGCTCGGATGTTGATGATGACTTTGCGACTGCTCGTAACAACTTGCACAACATTATCCACAAAGGGAATGATGCTCTTGAGGAAGCTCTTATCGTTGCTAAAACGTCAGAGCACCCAAGAGCATTCGAAGTCGTCGGTGGTCTTATCAAGACGTTGGTTGACGCTAATAAAGATCTACTCGACATCCAAAAGAAACTGAAAGATCTTAAGAAGAGCGAGGATCCAAAAGAAACTCCTCAGAATATCAACAACTCAATCTTCGTGGGTAGTGCTGCTGAGTTGCAGGCTTTGATCAATGGTAGAAAATAATGGCTGTAAAAACGTATCTAGGTAATCCCAATCTAAAAGCAGCTGGGGTTATCCATCAGTATACACTAGACGAAGTTGAAGAGTATATGAAATGCGCGAAAGACGTTGAGTATTTCGCTCGCAAGTATATCAAGATCGTGAACCTTGACCACGGTCTTATGCCATTTAATATGTGGGACTTCCAGGCAAAGATGCTCAAGACGTTTCAGGATAATCGTTTCAGTATCTGTAAGCTCCCTCGTCAGGTTGGTAAGTCGACAACATCGGTTGCTTATATTCTTTGGCTTGTGTTGTTTACAGATCAACAGAACGTAGCCATCCTTGCGAACAAGGGAGCGCTCGCGCGTGAACTGCTTGCTAAGTTGCAGCTTGCGTTTGAATATCTACCTAAATGGTTGCAGCAGGGCGTTGTGACTTGGAACAAAGGTAACATCGAGCTAGAGAATGGTTCAAAGGTTCTTGCAGCTGCTACCTCATCAAGCGCGATTCGCGGTGGATCGTTCAACCTAATCTTCCTTGACGAGTTCGCGTTCGTGCAACGTAATCTCGCTGATGCGTTCTTTGCTTCTACCTATCCTACGATTTCATCTGGTAAGACTACCAAGATCATCATTGTGTCAACACCTAATGGTATGAACCACTTCTTCAAGATGTGGACGGATGCCACAGAAGGTCGAAGCGAGTATAAACCAATCGAAATCTTATGGAACGATGTTCCTGGACGAGATGAAGAGTGGAAGAAGCAAACTATCGCCAACACGAGCGAAGAACAGTTCCGTCAAGAGTTTGAGTGCGAGTTTATCGGTTCTACTAGCACTCTCATTCACCCAATGAAACTGCGTGAGCTTGCTTGGAATACTCCAACCAAAGATAAGTTTGGTCTCGATTACTATGAAGCACCAGATCCTCGCAAACTTTATATCTGCGTGTTCGACGTATCTGAAGGTGTCGGTGGTGACTATTCAGCTATGTCTATCTTCGACGTAACTCAAATGCCATATCGACAGGTGGCTAAGTATAGGAGCAAAGAGATATCACCTCTTATGTTCCCAGATGTCATATATAGATTTGCTCGCTGGTATAATAACGCATACGTTCTGGGTGAAACTAATAACATCGGTCAGCAAGTGGTTAACTCTCTGTTCATGGATTTGGAATACGAGAACGTGGTTGCAACGTATACCAAGAACAAGAACATCAAGGTCGGTGGTGGTTTCAGCACACGCTCAGCTTTCGGTATCCGCACAACAAAGTCGGTAAAGAAGATTGGTTGTTCAAACCTAAAGACTATTGTTGAGAGCAATAAGCTGCTCATCAACGACTTCGAGACAATCGAAGAGCTGGCTACCTTCGTTGAGGATAAGGATACCTATAAGGCTGAAGAGGGTTGTCACGACGATCTTGCTATGACTTTGGTGCTGTTTGGGTGGCTTATTACCCAACCATACTTCAAAGATTTAACAAATAGTGATATCCGTAGGAATCTTGCGCAA